AAGTATAGAAACAACGAAATCAAACCAATGCTATTTCCAAATATTATTTTGGATGTGGCAAAAGGATATAATAATGCTTGGTTATTAGTAGAAGTTAATGATATTGGAGATCAGGTAGCAAGTATTCTTCACTATGATTTGGAATATGAAAATATTCTTATGTCATCAATGAGAGGTAGAAACGGACAGGTTGTTGGTCAAGGATTCTCTGGTAGTAAAACTCAACTTGGTGTTAGAACTACATCTGCCGTTAAAAAACTTGGATGTTCCAACTTAAAAACTCTTATTGAAGATTTCAAGTTACTTACTCTTGATTATGAAATTATTTCAGAATTAACAACTTTTGCTCAGAGGAATAATTCTTTTGAGGCAGAAGAGGGTTGTAATGATGACCTTGCAATGTGTCTTGTTCTTTTTGCTTGGTTAGTAGCACAAGACTACTTTAAGGAGATGACAGAGAATGATGTCCGAAAGAGAATCTATGAGGAGCAAAAAGATCAGATAGAACAAGACATGGCACCATTCGGATTTATCTCTGATGGATTCAATGACGAAACAACTTTTGTAGACAGTGATGGTGATAGATGGTACTCTGATGAGTATGGTGATCGTTCTTATATGTGGGATTATAGATAATGGATTTTGATGATCAAGTTGAACTAGAGCATTTATTATTTCTTGATCGCAAATGTAGAGTATGTGGAAAAGTAAAAAATTTAATAGATGATTATTATAAAACTAGAAAAGACAGAACTCTAGCATCATCGTATTCTTATGAATGTAAAGAGTGTACAAAGAAGAGAGTTAATAAAAATAATTTTGGAGTAAAGAAAATTAATTCGTGGGAATACCCTGATTGGTGAATATCATGCACACTTTCCCCACTGAAAATGCCCCTTTTCCTAAATATTTTTAGATAAATTTGGATTGCGAGGACAAACAAGATGCCAATAAATTTAGCATCTCCTGGAATTAAGGTAAGGGAGGTAGACCTTACAGTAGGAAGAGTTGATCCATCATCCGAAAAGATTGGCGGTCTTGTCGCTCCTTTTGCACAAGGTCCAGTTGATCTTCCAACTGTTGTTGGTTCGGAAAAGGACTTACTCGACACTTTCGGAAAACCATATTCTAATGATAAGCACTATGAGCACTGGCTCACTGCTTCATCATATTTACAATATGGTGCACCAATGAGAATCGTCAGAGCAGATGATGACGATCTCAAGAATGCTATTAGTAATGGTTCTGAAATTAAGATCAAGAGTGTTGAGCACTATGAGCAACTTCAATATGACGATAATGTAGTTTCCGGTAGAACCATTGTTGCCAAGAATCCAGGATCTTGGGCAAATGGAATTAGAATCGGTATCATTGACGCAAAAGCAGATCAAGTTCTGACTGGTATTGATACAACATCTGTTAATGGTGGACCATCAAATATTGCAGTTGGAATGGGTATTACCCAAACCTTGGTTGGAAGAACTGCCATTGGTGCAGGAACAACATCAGCACTTGCTGGACATCTAAAAGGCATTATTACCGAAGTTGGTGTCGGACAAATTAGTGTTAAAGTTCTTTCATCAGTTGTTGGATCGGCCGAAACTGCTAGAGACTATCAAGAAGGTGGAGTTTATGCCTTTAGTGGCACTGGATCAGTTGCCATTCACACTACTGGAACAAACACTGCATTTGGTTCTACAACATACACCGCAAGACAAGATTGGTTCTCGCAGCAAACAGTTGCAATTTCTACTTCAACACAAGGTGGATCAACTGTTACGACAACTCAACCATGGAATACTGTTGCAGATAGACCAGGAACTTCGAAGTTTGCTGCAGATAGAGGAGCAAGATTTGACGAGGTTCACGTTGTAGTTATTGACGGTGAAGGTAAAATCACCGGAAACACTGGAACAATCCTTGAGAAGCATCTCAATCTTTCTAAAGCAACAGATGCAGAATTCTCTGCAGGATCACCTTCTTATTGGAGATCTTATCTGAAATCTAATTCAGAATACATATTCGGTGGTGATGAGCCATCTACTGTTGTTACTACTGGATTTGCTGCTGGAGGATTTACTGCTGCAACTGGTGGTGACTGGGATCAAGATGCAGAAGGAGTAATTTTTAAAGCCTCTGGTGAT